CAAATCCAGATATCGAACCAATGATATGTCTCAAGTGAACGCTCAGATGAAGCTGAGGCTTGGCAGAACATTGAGAGGAGTGACGGGAGTCAATCCCGTAAGCTCTTATTGGCGACAAGAAGTTGGGCAGATTGAAGCAAGGCAGGATGATAGAGGAATTCCGATCGAATACCATCAGAAACAGAATGAGGAAGAGGTCGACAAATGGTCGGCCAAAGATGTAGTTCATATAGCTCACGATAAGGCGGCGAAATCTATTTGGGGCCGGCCGCTTACTCTTCCTGTTATAGATGACATTAAATTACTTCGTAGTATGGAGCATCACGTCGCCGATTTATTTTATAGACACCTGAATCCACTGATTCAGGTCGCCGTGAATGAGAAAGATACCGTGCATGGGGGAGCCGCGCCTCCGGGTTATGTAGACCATTATGCTCGCTTGATCAACGAAACTCCGCCCAATGGAGTGATAGTTACAGATGGACAAACGGTAATCCATGCTATTCCGGTCGTCGAGGGAATACCGGGAAAGGATTATCTTGATTATTTTGCCACTCGTGTCATGCTTGGAATGGGGTTATCGGATGTTGTGCTTGGAGTAGGGAATACGTCAAATCGCGGCACGTCGGATACAATGGTTGCTCAGATGCGCGACAATATTAAGTTTTTTCAGGAGTCGGCCGCTTGGCAATTTACCAACTTCATTATTAACGAGCTATTACTCGAGGGCGGTATAGATGTTTTAAACCCAAAGAATCGAGTGGAAGCAAAATTCAGAGAAGTGGATGTGGATTTGGCTATTAAGAAAGAGGAACACACTATCTCTTTATGGAACTCCAATCTTATCACCCATCTGGAATCCAGATTGAAGATCGGTAAAAAGCCTTTGACACCGGCTGAAGAAAAAGAACTTTACTCCAATAAGGTCGAGAAGGATATGATTCGATTTGAGGGAGACGTAAATAAAGATATCGCCCAGACCAAAGTGAACACAATTAACCGGAAGCAGAATGATAAGAGTAAGGCTACGAAAAAAAGGGATTCGACAAAGAATTTGAATACGAGCAAAATGAATCCGTCCAATCAACACGGCAAGAAAGTGGGGCCGAAAAGAAAAACCGCCGAAGACGAAGTAGTCGATAATTTGTTGGGTTGGGCTTCTACTGTCCTTACTGTTGCTATCGATTCAAGGGATGGTGAATTCGATGTTAACAAAGATATCGATAATCCATTGGTAATAGTCGGAGAAAGAATGCGGTCTCTTGGGTTTGAAGATCTTAATATAGTCGAGTTCGTGATTGCAGGAAGGGAAGCCGTGAAGGAATATCTTGACGGAGCCGATTTGGCCAAAGCTCTTGGTTCTCGCATTTTCGGAGGTAACGAATAATGTCAAAGCAATTAATTGTGGACGAACGCCGGAATTTTGCGTTCGATCTTTCCGATAATTCAATACAGATAATGGAGAGCTTCGGGGAGCAGAAAATCTGCGAGTCCGTCGCTCTAGTAGAATTTGCGGACGATGATTCCGGCCGTGAGATTCTGGTTCCCACAATAATCGCCATGGTAGAAGGTATCAGCCACAATTATAGAGAGTACACAGCCAAAGCCATGAAGGGCGGAAAGTCCAATACTCAGGGGTGGCCTTCCGGAGTCGCCTCATTCACAATGCCGATCGGTCGTCCGATACTTATCAATCATAGCGTAGAGCCGACCGCTCCGTTTGGCCCGATAGTGGGACGAATTCGTAAAGCTCAATTCGTTCCGGAAGGGCGCGTAAAAAACGGTGTGCCGGGAGAAGAGCGGGCTCACATTAAGGTATGGCCCGAGATTTCCGATCCGATGGCGGTAGAGTATGTTAAAAGCGGTAGATTCGAAAGCACCAGTATTTACGTCTCTACTAAAGAGATGGTCTGTTCGGTTTGCAAGAAAGACCTCTATAAACAAATGACGAATATTGTGACAAAAGCGAAGAAAGCCGGGAAAAGAGGAGAGGCTTTTCAGGAAACCATCTCCGAAATGCTTGTCGACGTAGCCGATACGGATGAAATGTGTACTCATATTCCAGGTATGGTATATGATAACAAGCTTTGCTATTTTACGGTAGGTCCGTTTTGGGATAAAGAAGTTTCATTTGTACCAATACCGGGTATTGATGCCGCTCGGGTAATCGATAGAGGCATCAAAGAATCTGCCCCGGCCCGGCATTTTTGGCCAAGTGTAGGTTTTATTGAAGATGACGATTTCTTACAATACGATAGCGGGTTGATCTTGGTTAAAGAGAGCTTCGAGATACCCGACAATAAGGAAGTTGAGCCTATGAATCCTAAGAATAAGTTCAAAGGAACTGAATGGGAAGGATGGACTGAAGAGGACCAAAAGATGGTCGATGAGCTGGAGGCTCAGATTACGGATCAGCTCATCAAGGATGGCTATTTCGAATCCGACGAAGCGGCTTATATGCTTGAGGACTTGGATGAGAAGAAGCTAACCACCGCCGCTCGCAACAAAATGAAGTCGAGCACGTTCTGCGGTCCCGACAAGAGCTTTCCCGTTCCTGATTGCAAACATGTAGCCGTTGCCAAGACTTACCTTGGCCGCTACAAAGGTCCCGGCGACAAGAATAAGATACTTTCTTGTGTTAACCGTAAAGCAAAAGCACTTGGATGCTCTAGCTCCAAGGACGATAAAAAGAAAGAGTCCGACACCGTGGCCGAGGACATTTTTGAGAAAGTTGTTAATGGAGAAACCAAAGTCTCCGAATTACAGCTTCCTGAGCTTGTTAAAGTTGCGACCGACGCGAAATCCGAATTTGAATCTCTGACGAAGCTTTATGAAACCGAGCTCGCGGAGAAGGACAAGGAAATTACCGGTTTGGTCGCAGAAAAAGATAAGCTTATTAGTGAAAGAGATACTCGTATTATTGAATTGAATGAGCTGAAAGAGTCCATTCGAGACAAGAAAATCGAGGATTTCAAAGAAGCTTTTGGGAAAGAACTCTCCGAAGCCCAAATGGGTATTTTGGATAGTTTACCCATAGAAGAGGTCGAGAAGTTTACGGAATTGTTAATAGTCGGTGCGCTCTCCAATACGGAATGTTTGACGCCGGATAATCCTGGTGCGGGAAAAGAAGGGACCACCAAACTCGGTGACCCCCCGGCTATAAAGCCAGGCACGACTATTCGTTCAAAAAGGTTAGAGAACCTTATTATTCGTTAGAACCTGTTGAGGTGATTTTAAAATGGCACTTGATCCGACACTTTATTTGACAGGCCGAAGAACGAATGTCCATTGGGTCTTGGAGTCCAGAAATGTCAATGCTCCTCCCCAGGAATTCTGGGTTGATTCGGCAGAGATCCCGACATCGTTCAGATTTACTAATTCGTGGGCAGATCATAATTTTCTCGCGGATCAGAACTTGGTCTTGATTGGACAGGGCATCATAGTCGGACTGAAAGATAACCCCTACAACGTGGCTCCGGTACAGGATACCACTGAAGGGATTGAGCCCTATCCGGTTACAGTTACTTCCGGTGGAATTCCCAATATGGGAAAATACTGGCCGGGGTTTATGGAGAAGCGATATCAGAATGTTATCATTGCCGATAGCGCTCACTCCGGTTCAGGTCTTTATACTGCCGATGTTTGGCCAATTGGCGTACTTGTGACGCATGCATTCATGAATGTACCGCAACGTTTCTCCGGAAACGAGGTTGCCGTCTGGTGCGATAATGCCACGATTCAACTCCCCTATGTCGGAAGATCGTTTGCCGCGGATATGCAACTCGGTTGCGTCACGGATGCGAATCCTTCCGGTAGCGTTTTAGCGCTACAGCCCGGGGACTATCTTTATCTTGGCGGATCGTCCGATGGCAACGACGCCATTAATATTGCAGGTAAATTCCGAAAAGCGGCCGCCGCTGATGCTGATCCTCGTTGGATTTGCGGTCAGGTCTGGACGCTTATTAGGAACATGACCTACAAGGGCTGGCTTGATAAGGTGGCTCTTACATTCGGAGATGTCGAGCACGCACTTACCTATTTTATGGATCCCACGACCCTTGATTATGGGCCTTGGGCTCCCGGCTGTGAGGCCAACCCTTACAAGTGGCCGGGTGGCGCGATACCGACAGGCGGAGTGGGTCGAGGTATTTATGGAATGACCGACGGCAATTATTATGGTGTTACTCGGTATGCCGAGCATACCGTAACTGAAGCTGAGGCTAGCACTGCCGATGTGGTCGTTCCGATTACTCGTTACTTCGACGGTGGAGAGTATAAAGGATACATCGATACCGATACCGCTACGATGGTGGTTGTTAACCTGACCAATGCTAGTCGTGTTTGTACTGCCACGTCCGCTACAGCGGCCGGCGTTGTCACTCTTGATGTTACCGCCGCAAATGCGGCTGACGTGTTAAGCCTTACCGTTGTCGCATACGGTCAGATGCCGGGCGTTCCCGTTAACTCCACTCCTACCAATGGCGACGGTTCGCTGGTTCAGGTCGGCGGCAATGGCGCGTATTACGGTTCGGCTCTTGGAATTGCCGATATCGTTCTTAAGTTTTAATCGGGAGGTACATTATCATGGTAAAGACTATTACAGATATGGATCTTAGAGAGAAATACCTCCTAGAGCTTGATGGGATTTTGTCGGTTTTGACTTCCGAAGCCGTTAAGGAGAAAATCGGTAACCATGAGAAACGTTTTATCGAGGCTGCCGAGGACTTCATGGTCGATAATAGGTCAACTGCCGATGCCGTGAAATTTTCTGCGGTTGAGCTCGCGCTCAAAGCGCTTTGCGAAAACGAGAAAGTTTCTGAAGTTGTTCCATTCAATGAGCTTAAAACCGATTTTCTTAGGTCGGCTCCCGAAGCAAAAGAAATGGTTTTCTCTCAGAATTACTCGACCCTACTTCCTACAGTGGTTGCTGGTGGATTCGTTCCCACAGTCGAGTGGGAATATATCGGCTCCAGGATATTGGGCAGGCGTCGAGTTCAAACTACCAGTACTTCAGTTGAGATGTACGTAACTACTCCTCTGAAGGCTGGTTGGGTTGGCGAAGCTAAGACCGTACCGGAAGCTGCAGTTGACATTCAGGCTTTACGTAAGCTTCAGGTTAATATTCGCGAATTCGGTGTAGGTCTTGCATTCTCTCGCCAAGCTCTTCGCGATGCTATGTGGCCCGTGCTTGAAACGAATATCTCTGCTGCGAACGGGGCGATGAATAGATTCCGAGAGGAGTTTATTTGGACAACCTTCAAGCAGTATGCACATACGATATTCGACCCGGATGATGGCCGAACGGCTTTCGCGACTTCAGGCGTGGATGGAACTTATACGGCCAATAACACCCTGTCAATCTACGACTACCTCGATTTGGTGGCTAGTCTACAGTTACAGGGGTTCAAAGCAACCGATATTTTCTTCCATCCGTTACATTACCTTGTTTTTGCCAAAACCGCGATTCGCGGCGGGATGTTTTTGCCTGAGGCAAACAAGGCCGCTATCGCCGGTTCGCTCAATGTTGGGAAGTCTCCCGACTTTGATAGTGCTGCGATTAATTCTATGATTTCGGCTCAGCTTGGTGGACTTATTCCGAACATCTGGACGACTCCATTCATTCCGTTCGATGTCAACCAGATGAAAGCCGATGTCTACGTCATCGACAGGAGTAACGTCGGTACTGTGCTCGAGAGAGAGGGTTTACGAAGAATCGAGTGGCAGGACCTTGGCGTAGAGATACGGCATATTAATTTCCGAGATGAAATGGGCGTTGCGATTTTCCATGATGGGAAAGCTATCGCCAAAGCCGCGAATCTTGCTGTTGATGTTGGATACAGCATGGACACAAGCTTTGTGTATAATCTTGGTAATTGATGACTATTCCTAGACAAAGTTGAGTTAACCTATAAGGGGTCGGCCTTCCCGGCCGACCCCTATTCTATCGGCTATTACTATAATAGATGTATGCATTGAGGTAATCGGATGGGAAATGTTTGGCAAAATTCACATACTGGAAACTCGATCCAAGACGAGTGAGGAGAAAAAAGGTGCCACTC